AACTATACATCTAAATCCGTCCAGCTTTGGGCTACCAACCAGTGGATAAGTTAGCTTTTCAAGTTTTTCATCTGTAATTGTATTTGTTGGAGCTTTTTGTGGTCTGCGTATCATACTTAACTCCTTCTCTTATTTTGTAAAAGCAGTTTAGGCAAATCTTTCATATCACCTTTAAACCACTCCTGAAATTCTAATGCCCAATCCTCACGGAAATCCTCAACTTCCATAAAATAAAACATTCCGTCTGCGTCAGCATATTCTGAAGTATCAGGATGCTTTTTACAAAGGAAAATAGGGCATCTTGTACAGAAGCTGTTCCATCCAATAACAGTCTTTAAATACGGACAGTTCCTCGGGCATGTATCAGGAATTTTATATTTATTGGCTAACAACATGATTAACTTCCTTTCCTTCCTTAATAACATAAGTTACTTTACTGTTTCTTAAGGCTTTTACAGTAAATATATCTGGTGGTGGTGCAGGTGGATGATAAAGATAATGTTTTTGTTCTTCTTTTCTTAAATAAGTTATTTCAACTGAGCTAAAACTCATAATCTTATCTCCTTCCAGAAAGGTCAAATTTTGACTTTTTACCTTAATTTAAAACTAAATCTTTGCCAATTAAATACTTTGCTAAGGTATAATAATTATTATACTCAAAATCTACAGATATTATTATTACCTTTTCCTCATCTGGTTTATCTTTTATTAATTTCTTTAATTCTCCGTACGTAAGTTCCATTTTTAAGCTCCTTATATGTGAAACCTAATTCCGATTCGGAACTTCTTAAAAATGTACGTTGCAACCTTATCATTAAGGTACTGTTCTGCTTCAAAAACTCTTACTTTAAAATCGTTTGAATCAGTAGCAAAACCTCGTACAATAATTTTTCCGTGCTTTCTTTCGAAATATGTTTCCTTCTGCTTTTCATCCATAATTATCATCATAACACTCTTGATCAAACTTTTCAAGGTATTGATTAAGTTCTTTATCCTCCCATTGTGTAGTTAATTCTGCAAAAGACTTTTCAGACATTATTTCTTCCTTTTCTTTTGACTCGTAAGATGAAATGCGTTACATTGCTTACACCAGTACATTCGTATCTCTCCCCGTTTCCATTTAGTTCCAGCTTTAGCTTCTGCTATTGCAAGCATAGCTCCCACCCTGTCAAAGGGCTTCTTCTTACACATCTTCTTTAAACTTTCCGGAAGATCTGAATACAGTTCCTGGACCTTTATCCCAGTCCATTCTATACTCATGTCCAGGACAATAACCTTTAGGATAGCCTTGTAATGAATAGGCTAAATGTGAGCCAAAGGTCAGTCCACAATTTGCACAGATTTCTCTAAACTTTTTAGGGAATATTTTTTCAGCCATTTTCTTTCCTCCTTTATACAAGATTTAGTCTAACACACTTTTCTTGTATTTCTTTAAAGTTACCATCACCTTCTCTAATACAAGTTCTAATATCTTTAGCTTTAACCTCAAGAACTCTTGCACCTTCAGTATCAAGCTCTTGAATAGCATCAAGAAGAACATCAATAACTTCAGGATCGTTTTCTTCTTTGATAGCTTCAACATGATAAAGAATATTAGACGCAAGTGAAATTACTAGATTCATTTCCTCAATCCCATTCATTTATTTCTCCTATCCTTCAAAGTTGTAAGTTTTAATAAACGGCGGTTCTTCCATCGTTATACGAACTCCATTGAAAAGTGTTGCTCGCAGAAAACCGCCTTCTGCTTCAAAGGGTAGTGTTTTGTAAAGTTCTTTATCATATGCAAGCTGTAATTTTTTGTTTGTTATATCTAAACTGTACGCTTTGTCTCGTATTCCTTCTGGAATCTCCTCTAATATTTTAATCATTTTTTCTAGCTTCATTTCTTCCTCCTTCTTTTAAGTGTCTATAGCCTTCCAAATCTTATTGGACATTTATTATAGATCATACAAGAATTTGTCTTTATTGACTTTTCGTTTATTCCTTCGAAATGTTCATGCTCACCTCGGAATTTATTAATCTCACGATAAGCAAACTTAGATACATCTGTATCTATTATTTTTGTCTCACCACAAACTTTACAGTGTAGTGCAACAGTCTTCTCTTGTTCCCATATTTCAATAGCCATTTTGTGTCCTTTCAGTAAACTATTCTTTTACTTCTAAGGTAATTGTTTCGTGTGTAAAATACTCATACAAACTGTTTACTTGATACTCATCAAGCTCAAGAACTCCAGCTATATCATCAACCAAAGCTTCCTTTATTGCTTCTGCTTTTGAGCGTCCGGGAATGTCTTCTATTCCGAAGTCTGTTATTGTTATTAAAGCTGTTACATTCTTAAATATCTGCATCTTAGTTACCTCACTTTACTTTCTGAAACATAACAATAAGTTTCTTCTGTCCTTCAGCCGTATTCAGAGCATGTACGGCGGGCTTGGTTCTTGTCATTACAAGTGTAAGTCCATGACAGATCTCAATTCTTTCAGTCATCTTTCATTCCTCCTTTCTTTCTTTATTTCCAAACTCTATGTTCTTCAGCAATACGTTCAAGACCATCATATTCCTGAATGAACCAATCAATATTCTCTGGAATTTCTACTACTTTTAGTTCTGAGTAAGAATCATTAACTTCAATTCCCAATTCCTCTACAACTTGAACTAAAATTGGATCATTCCTTTCGATTTCCCAGAAGTCCTTATCTATTCCTAATTCTTTAAGACGTTTCATAGCTTTGGTACTAAGACCAAAACCTCCGTAACATCCATTAATAACTACTTTCATTTCTTCCTCCTTTTATTTTAATTGTACCATATCTCATCTCAGTTGTCAATAAACATTTCCATTCTGATCGAAGTATATTTCAGGGAAATGGTCAAAATTTGACTTTTCTTACTCAAAATTATGGCTCGTATATTTCCAGCTTATAGAAAAGTTTTTATAAGTTAATCCCTTTTTATAAAACTCTAAAACTATTTTATTTTTAGTAAGTGTTATAAAGAAAGGTCTTAATTTGAGAGCCAGTTTCATCTTATTCCTCCTTTCTTATTCATTTAATGCCTCTTCAATTTCTTCATCACTCAGGCCATCTGCTCGCATAAGCTTAACCTGTCGGGCATTAGCTACTTGATCAATTAGCTTTTCTTCCAATTCTACTAAAACACCATTTTCAGAAATGGTAAAAAGCTTTAGAATATCTCTTTTATAAATCTTAATAAAAAGGTCGTCAGCATATTGAAATTTAGAAATACCAATTTCATTTTCACTTCCCTCGGGAAGAACTCTCTTTTTAGCATGAAAGAACATAACTCGCATAGATTCTTGCCTTGCCTTATCCTTTCCACAGGGAATAAGAATAGGCTCATCTGCTTTTAGCACTTTTGAAATTATTTCTTTATACATTTTAATCCTTTCAACCTTCATTTATTTATACTCCATCTTACCATAAAAATTTCCAGTTGTCAAGGATTATTTGTTAGTTTTGTAACTTTTGTAACATTTGTTATGTTTGTAATTTCTGTAACTTCTGTAACGCAGTAAGTTGTAACGCAGTAATTATTACGGGGCGTTTCAATTTGGTATTTCAGTTATTCACTTAGTTATTTTTTACTTAAATTTTTCCTTTCTTAATTACTCTTCTTTAATTACTATTTATTATATAAAATATATATTCTAAAGAATAGAAGAGATAGGTCAGGATAAATTAAGGAAAGGTAAGATCTAAGGGAAGTAGGCTCTCAGTGAAACAGGCTAACGCATAACGGGGACACCCATACGAAATTACTGCGTTACTGCGTTACAAATATTACACGTCAGGTATTTGGTCAATAATTGACCTTTCTTAAACACCATAAAATTCCTTTGCTATTTTTACTGCTTCTTTAAAAAGTTCTGGAGAACTTTCCTCTACTGACTCCCATCCGTAATCAGTGGTCTCAGCATCTTGATAAATTCGCTCGAACTGAAGTTCAAGTTCTCTGTCGCCATTATCCTGTGCCCACTGATCTACTCTTTTAACCAGCTGTAAATCTGTCATTTCTTACTCCTTTCATTTGGTTTGCTTAGTTCATGTCTTCCATAAAGGGCAAGAATTACGTTAGTATTTAAAGGTTTGTCTAACTACTCCATCTTTGATTATAAGCACGTGCCCGCACTCATACCAGACAATTAAATTATCTGGGCTAGATTCTATACAGCTAAAGTCCCTCATAATAGGTTCATTTAAACTTGAACACTCATCACAAATTTCTCTACCAGTTTTAAATATCATAGTAATTCTCCTTTGTTTAATTCATGCCCTTCATGGAGGACAGGAGTTTAGTTTAGTGTTTATTAATATTCAAAGTAATCTACTGTTGCTACGACAGATTCTACTCCTTCCCTTATTTGAATAAACCTAATCTCTTCCAAGGTTGCATCGAAGATAACATAGGTATAATCAATATCTTCTTCGATACTTGTTTTGTGTGCTAAGTTAAGCAACGTTTTGTCTATAGTGAATTTTATCATTTTAATCTCCTGTTCTCATGCCCTCCATGATACACCCTTTAGTTTTGTTTAGTTTTGTTAGTTTTTTGCTTTTACGTTTGCCTCAATAGTTGCTTTAACAGCAACCGCCATGAACTCATTCAATTTCTTTTCGTCTTCCTCAGTGAAAGCCTCAATCCCCGGCTGGCCTTGAGAAATCTTCTTGATCATAAGTCCCTCAAGACTTACAACCTGTGCCTTCTGACGGATGTCAGCCGTAAATTTCTTAGCTTCAGCCGCTCCAGTCGCATTAACTCTGGCACCCTTCCACTTTCCGTCAAGCAGTTCCTGCCATTTATCTTTGGCATTTTTAATCTTACCGCCAAAGTTGGCTACTTCATTAGCCCCACTATCAGAAAGTTTCTGTTTCACACCATAAACTACCAGCTGTTTTTGTACGTCAGAATATTCCTTAAAATCTGGGAACAGTTTGATCAAATCAAATTTGGCTGGTAAGTCAACAGCCTTCTCACCCTCACCAATGATTCGTATCATCTTCAGAACCGATTCATTCAACTCCCATTTTACTAATCTTTTTGCCATGATATAACACCTCCAATGTATTTAAAAGGTGTATCATGGAAGGCATGAATTCCAAGTCAGACCGTATCGTGTCACGCATACATTTGTCAACACTATGCGAAAGTCTGCTGTACCCATTTCAATATCAGGGCATATCTTGTCTTAACGCTATACCGTCCTGCGTAAAGCGTATGACGCAATCCCTGTGTAAGAAAAGGTCATGTCAAAAAACCGTTTCATTCGGTTGTTAATATTAGGTATTGCATACGCCATGCCACTTGACCGAAAAATCGAAAATAATTTGTAACTGGTTAGAATCATTGAATTATATTTCACTGTTTCATTTTGTTAATGGATTGCCCTGTATCAGAATGTTATGGATTCGACAGAAATGTCGAACATTTTTTCAATTATCTGTAATTGTTTAATGATATCAATCATTTACATGATTCGACAGAATTGTCGAGCGTTTGACAATAAATGTCGAGGGATTTCGTGCGGATTTCGCACAGTTTTAACGGTTGTAACAACCTCCAAAAAATGGAGCAATGAAAATTGAAAAATGTTATGACCAATTACTTGGGGGAGTATAAGGTCATTTTTCAATTAGGCTCACCGGGCAAAAAACCCTCTATCCCCCCCCACAGTCAAAATTTCAAACCCAAACCCTGAGGAAGCGGCAAACAAGTTTGCAAACCTGAAGTAAAGCAAGCAGAGCTTGCAAACCTTAAATAATTTATTTGCCAAACTACAAAATAATGTTTGACTTCTTTGAAAAAGTATGTTATGGTGGAATTATAGATAGGAGTAACTTATGAGTTATCAAGGACAGACTGAGACGGTACGAGAGAAGCTGGAAGGAATACTTAGGGATGTCCCCGGAGCAACAGGTGAGTTTCAATGGCGAAATTTTCGGCAGCTCACTGTAATGTATCTCTGTACGGCAGAAGATCAAGAGGAAGAGTGTGCAGGGTTCATCCCCGGAGCAAATGGAGAATGTTGCTTCAAGGTAATGAAAGACGGAATGAAAACCTGTGAGTGGAGAGAAATCTAATGGGTGGTAAGGGTAGTGGCAGAGCAGCATTAGATATTGACATGGAAGCAGCCCTGGACTTGCTGATGCGTGGGGAGAAACCTCCCGCTATCGCTACTGAACTCGGAGTCAGTACTCAAACACTCCGGAATAGAATCGCTGATCTTCAAAAGAAACAGGGACTGTTACTTCAATACCGCTCAATACAATCCCTTCAATTAACTGAGCTTCAGGCTAGAGTTCTCGAAGCCATCACACCTGAAAAAATCAATGACGCCCCGTTGCGGGATTTAGTTGTATCGTATAAGATTCTCAAAGAGAAAGAACATTTACTTGAGGGTAAGCCGAGTGATATTAAAGGCCTTGTTGCACACCTGATTTATATCGAAAAGCAGGAATCTGCACTGAAGGATGGAAAGCCTTTATCCGATGAGGTTATAGATATATACGGAGAAGGTAATGGAAATGGAAATGGAAATGGGAACGAGCAGACAACTCTCGCTTTCCTTGATGATCAAGATTTTTAAGGAAAAGGGTCATTAATTGACCTTTCTGAATGAAAAACAAAAGAAAGAGAAACCCAACAAAGCGATGTGAAAGATGCAAGAAGAAATTTTATCGACTGGAAAAACATCATATACTTTATGAACCAGAGATTACGATCAAGATTTGTAGGAAATGCCACAAGGAAATTACCGAAAGAAATACACTTGCAGCCAAAAGTACTACTCCGTGGCATAAGTTAAGTAATAAAGAACGAGCTTACATATGGCTATTGTTTGTACAAGAAATCACAACTGGCAAAGTAAATTGAGTAGTTACTCGGAAGGCGATTGCTCAAGCCGAACACCTTGCCAGTTGTGACTACGTGGTGTTCGGCAGAGAAGCCTTCCCGCCGTTTCTACGGCGTTGGGCTCTCATAGAAAGGAGAAGAAAAATGGCTAAAAGAGGAAATGCAGGAAGAGGTGGAGGTCGAGGAGATAAGGGTGCTTGTGGTGGTACCAGAAAAGAAGATGGTTCTGGTGGAGGTACTGGAAATCGAGGGACTTCAAGACAACCAAAGAAGAAATAATGAATTTACAAGGAAATGAAATAAATCAATCTGTTGTTAAAAAACTGAAAGAATGGAAGAACTCTGCTCTTCAGTTTACAAAGGAGTGTATTGGAGCTACTCCTACTGAACAACAGATTGAATTGTTACAAGCTGTTACGAAAGAAAAGAGAATTACAGTACGTTCAGGACATGGTTGTCATGCTAAAGGTACAATTATTCATATGTATCCTTTTGGGTTTAAGGCTGTAGAAGATATTAAAGTTGGAGATCAGTTAATGGGTAATGATGGAACTCCAAGAAATGTACTTAAACTAATTCGGGGTAGAGAACGTATGGCTCGAATTAAATATCATGATAAAACTTATTATGATGTAAACATGAGTCATATACTTGCTCTTGTTTGTACCGGAGATAAATGCGAATATAAGACTGGAGATAAACTTGAAATAACTGTAAGAGATTATCTTAAAATGCTTGATGATAGACCTTCTTTAAAAGGAAGATTTGCAGGGTATAAAGTAGGAATAGAATATCCAGAAATACCTGTTGTTATTCCTCCATATATATTAGGTTTATGGCTTGGAGATGGAACGCATAATAGATTAGAATTAACTAATGTTGATCGTCAAGTTATTGATATATGGCAGATTTTCGGTCAGGCTAATGGTCTTACAATGACTACTGCTCCTAATGGAAAGAATCATCATTTAGTCGGGGATAAAAGTAATGTAGTAAAAGCTGCTTTTCAGTTATATAATTTATTTGGAAATAAGCATATTCCTAAAGAGTATTTGTTTAATTCTATGCAGGTTCGCTTAGAGTTACTTGCAGGCTTACTTGATACAGATGGGTATGCATACACACAAAATACTCTACAATTTCAGATAATACAAAAACGAAAAGACTTGGCTGAAGATATTTTGTTTCTTGCTCAGTCTTGTGGAATGCATGCAACGCTACACGAAAAGTGGAAATCTTGGACTTATCAATACGAGAAAAAATGGAATCTTTATTATGAAGTAAGTATATCAAGAAATACTGAACAAATTCCTACGCAAATAACACGAAAACAATCTACAAAAGATTATAGTAGACAGCGAAGGAATTTACATTTTGGTTTTAATGTAAAACAATTACCTGAAGATAATTACTATGGTTTTAAATTAGATGGAAACCATTTATATGTACTTGGAGATTTTACTGTTGTTCATAATACTGGTAAGGATGCGACAGCATCATGGTTAGCAATATGGTTTCTAATAACAAGACCTTATGCTAAAGTAGTTGTAACAGCACCAACAAATAGACAGTTACGTGATATTTTCCTTGCTGAAATTTCTAAATGGTTAAGACAGTCTTTAGTAGCTGATGAATTTAAAGTTTTGAAAGATTCTGTAGTACATAAAGAAGCTTCAAAAGAATGGTGGTTAAGATTAATTTCTCCTTCGGTTCGAGCAACTAAAGAGGAGCAAGCTGAAACATTAGCTGGATTACATGGTGATCATCTGTTTATTATTGTTGATGAGTCGAGTGGAGTTCCTGATCCGACATTTATTCCACTTGAAGGTGCATTAACACAGCCAGATAATAAAGTTCTCTTGATCGGGAATATGACTAAGAATACGGGGTATTTCTACGATACACATTTTCATGTGACTTTAAAGAATGATTGGTTTAAACTCCACTGGGATAGTAGAGAATCTACCAATGTAGATAAGTCAATGCCGTTATATTTTGCTCGAAAGTATGGAATAGATTCTAACGTGTTTAAGATTCGTGTTGAGGGTAATCCCCCGTTGCAGGATGAGAGTACATTAATTCCTCTGTGGGCTGCTGAACAATGTATTGGACAGGAATTTATAGTAGCTGAAGATGAGCCATTATTTCTTTCTGTTGATGTTGCGAGATATGGAGATGATTCTTCTATTATAATGCCACGAAGAGGATTAGTAATTGATCCTTGGGAAACGTTCCGAAAACTTAATACTATTGATCTTGGTGGTTTTATTAATCAGACATATCAGGAACTTAATGCTGATGGTTGTGCAATAGATGTAATTGGTGTAGGTGCTGGAGTATCTGATTGGTTAGAAAAACACAATATGAAGAATCTTTACCAGGTTAATGTAACGCATGCTTCAAGTGATATTACTAAATTCCACAGACTTCGAGATGAATTGTGGTGCAGAGTTAGAGATAAATGTTTACTTGGAACATATTCATTTCCCGATGTAAAAGTAAATGGAGAAACTGAAACACTTGGACAACAACTCGCAAGTGAACTTGCTACTGTTAGATACTCATTTAATGCTCATGGCGGATATGTTATAGAATCTAAGAAAGATTTAAAAGCCCGTGGTATTTCTTCTCCGAATATTGCTGATGCTCTTGGATTAAGTGAGTATTTTCATAATGATGCTACAAGAGTATTTGGGAAAGAAAAGGAAGAAGAAATTCCAAGACGTAATTACAGAAATGAAGGTTATGGTAGTACAGCCTGGATGGGAAACTAAAATGAGTCAAGATCATATTGAACAGTTTAATTATAGAGATATTGATAATATTCTTAGACTTACTTTTAAAGGTGGATCAGTCTGTGATTTTCATCCTGTCAATCCAGAGACTTACGCAGAATTAATTCGTGCTGATTGTTTAACAAAAGCAATACATAAGACTATTCGTAGTGGAGTAGTTGTAGGAGTTAATAGAGGAAATTAAATGGCTATTTCAGAAGCAGACCAAAAAATTCTAAAAACAGCTCAAGATCAACTTAGAAAAGCTATTGAGGATGATAATGACAATCGTACTAATGCTAAGGACGATCTTGAATTTGTTGGAGTTGAAGGTAAACAGTGGCCTGAGCAGATTAAAGCAGAACGTTTAGCTGATGGTAGACCATGTCTTACTATTAATAAGATGTGTGTATTTATTGATCAAGTTGTTGGTGATCAAAGAATGAATCGGCCTGAAATAAAAGTTATTCCAGTCGATTCTAAAGCGGATCCTGAAACTGCTCGAATACTTGGAGGCTGGATTAAACATGTACAACAGATTTCAAGATCTGATGTTGCTATTGATCATGGCTTTGAACATGCAGTGGCAAGTGCTTATGGTGCTTGGAGAGTAGTAACGAAGTATATTTCTGATGATTCATTTGATCAGGAAGCATATATTGAGAAAATTGATAATGCTCTTTCAGTTTATTGGGGAAAGCATATTGAATATGATTGTTCTGATGCTCCTTATTGTATTCTTATCTCCGATATGGATAGAGATGAGTATAAGGAAAAATATAAACGTGAACCAGTAGCGTATAATTCTGCAAGTAATCAGTTTGTAAATGGTTGGGCAACTAAAGATACTGTTAGAATTGCTGAGTATTTTGTTAAAGAACCTATTAAGAAGACAATATACCTTCTTGAAAGTGGTGAAGTTGTTGATAAGTTAAAAGAAGGTGATGTAAAAGTTAGAGAAAGAAAAACTGAAAGTTATAAGATTATGTGGTATCTTCTCTCCGGAGATGCCATTCTTGACAGACGTGAATGGGTAGGTAAGAAATATATTCCTGTTATTCCTATATGGGGCAAAGAACTTAATGTTGCTGGTAAGAGAGTATATCGTAGTCTTATAAGAAATGCTAAAGATCCTCAACGAGCTTATAATTATTGGCAGTCGATGGATA